ATCATATCCCCCATTTTCTCACCTCCTAACTTGCTGCGATCCAAGATGTACAGATCGTCCGCTCTGCATAATCTTTCTTTTCCACATCCAGAGAAATCTTGTCTCCTATACGATATCTTCCAGTTCCAATGATCGTCCCTGCGACTACTTCCGGGCACGCGCAAAATACGTGATATTTCGGCCGGAATTCTTCCGGGATGGCCACCTCGTCAAAATCGTTGAAAGGCCCGCTGTTCGGAAACTGCGCCAGCATCTCAATTTTGCAGTGTACGATCTTGCCGATCTTATACAACCACACCTGCACGTGATTACTGCTGTTTACATTGGAGTACGGCCCTCTCACCTGTCCGGAATCATGTTCCTTGATCCCCATCAATTCTTGATCTCCCAGTAATAACTTTCCGTGAAACCTCACATCTTGATAGAAATCATATCCCTCTTCTCTGTCACTTGCTGTTCCACCAAAAGCAATGCTCCTACCTTTATTTGCAACATCCAACGCCCGGAACTGCGCGGGAACAATCACTTCTTCCTGTTTGTTTCCGTTTAAGTCTGTGATTGTAACAATCACAAAATACACATACGATGCAGATATTTGTCCATTTCCTATTACAGACGAAATTTCCCCACTTGCTGCATTTGGCTTCGTTTCACTGACTTTGACTAAGGATCCGGTACTCGTTTTCTTGTACTCTATTTTTATGCTGGTCGCGATGTTGGAGCTGTTTAACGTCCTGTCCACCTTCCATGTTCCAGACACTTTGATATAGGTTCCGTCTCCCATAGCGTTCCCTTTTGAGTCACACCGCAGCGCTTTTAGATTTGTAATTGTCGGTTGGATATACGCAATTTTCCAGACTGCATACAAGGTGATATCCACATCTGTGCCGTAAGTAGACCCCGGCATGTACGACACCTCTCCGGCAGATGACGTTGCCCAACCCATAAATACATACCCGTCTCGTGTAGGGCGTGCAGAGGATAGGGTTAAGTTTGACCCATATATTTTCTTTTGACTGCCCGGCGCGCCCGTTCCTCCGTTTGCATTGTAAGATACGGTATGTTCCCACGTGATAGCCGAGAGTGCGTAACTTCCGCTTGCTGAGATTGTGGACGGGTTGATTCCCGTGTTAATTGTTGCGGAAAATCCTATGTTCTTGGGCTGTCCGCTTGTCGGCATCGTAATACGGAATGTCTTAGTTCCGCCAATGTTTGTCCATATCCAGTTCCCTCCACCGCTTCCAACTGCAAATGTTGCGCTTCCGGAGGTGTTCTGCCCGTCACAGCTCATGCTGTATGGTGCGCCGTCATAATTGTATCCACCCCAGTCAAACGCAATATCAAACCTGATATCCACATCGTACTGATGTGTGAGATTCGCATCCCCTACACCACGGACTGCCGTGACATAGATTCTCCCCGTTCCTGCCATAAGTCCCTCCTACTCAATATATATCAGTGACAGATGCCCGTCCCCATTGTCCAACATTGCATAGTTACCTACACCAACCCTTTTGGCGCTTAGGTTATCAACTTCTGCCACCGGCATATATGCTTTTTCATTTCCAAAATACGCCAGCCCTTTGTCTCCTTCGTAAAATCCTAGGCGCGAGTTCGTCAACCTTGCCTTAAGGTCATTACTTGTTCCACCCAGTTCCAAAAACGGCGCAACTCCATCCGACCCCTGTCGCACCCATGTATCGATAACTTCCGTCTTGCCGTCTACGTAAGTTACGGTATTCTTGAACTCGGCGCGAACCTCATTCTTGTACTTTTCGAGACTGGTATTTATATTATTGACACTGGAGATTGCTGTGTTGGCGGATTCCTGTGCGTTTCCTGCCGCATCTTTCGCATCCTCGATGTCTTCCGTGTATGCTTCCACCCATTTTTCGCCGTTCCAGTACTTTAGGACGTTGTTTACCGTGTCGTACCAGAGTTTAGTCTTATCGTCTGGTGGTGTTTCGGATTTTATTGCTCCATCCGTACCATCTTTGCCGTCATCCCCTTTATATTTCGACCACTGGTAATCTGCCGGATTGTTGCTTTCTGTCGGCACTTCCTTGTTGTATGCGAACCCGATGTAATATTTTCCATTCGGACTGTCAGACATCCCGTTTCCTCTGGCATCATCCGCATACCTTACCCATGTGTAGTAAGTTTTTCCGTCCGCTCCGGGTTTTCCGGGTATGCCCTCTCCGGTGATCCTTGCCCACTGGTAATCTTCCGGATTATTGGACATTACTGGAGTCACCTTATTGTAGGCAATTCCTAAGTATTCCTTTCCATCTGGACTGCTGGACATCCCGTTTCCATACTCGTCATCAGCAAATTTAAACCATGTGTAATAAGTCGTTCCGTCTTTTCCCGGCTCTCCATCCGATACATCCGTAACCGTTACTTCTTCAAATCCCCTTAGGACTCCCTCTGTATCCCTTGCTTCAAATTTGTAGACCGCCTTGCTCTCCACATCCAAAGCTCGAACTTTTATGGTCCGACCGTCATAAATATGATTTCCATCCTTAAACCATCGAATTGTGAAATTGTCTGTCCGATCTACCCCATTATCTATTACATTGGCAGTCAAGTTGGTAAAGCCTTCATTATTTTTAAATACAATTCCGTTATCCGTAGAGATACTGCTTGTGTAAATCTTTGTTTTGTTAATCAGATCCTCTACTTTCTGCAGCAAATCTTCAGAGATTTCCGGCTGCAGCTCTTTAAAATTGGTAAAGACTGTCTTGTTTGCTTGCGGATTCGTGAAACTGCGAACCTGCTCCGATACTCTTGCACTCAAGTATAAGGTAGGAACGTACTCCTCATCTTCGATCTCCACGGTATCTCCGATAGCGGTATCAAAGTATCCCGTCACATCATAAGTCACGACCGGTTCAGATGCTGTTCTCAAGTCCGATAGCGCCATACTGTACAGTTTGTCTTTGTTATCCGTATCGTAGGATTTTGGCATAAAGATGTATCCATCTTCCTTGTTTATCAGGTTTGATGGAAATCTGTCCCTTGCCTGCGGCGCCCGGATATCTGGACCTTGTGTATAAAACTCTACTACGCCGTTCTCATCCAGCTCTTCTTTCTCAATTCCCTGTATAGTCAGTCCATCCTTTCCTGTTGGACGGATACCGGTGTACAGATTTTCGATACTGGATTCCTTCCGGATGCCGGTAACATTTTTCCCGTACCGCAGTTTGATATCTCCCCGGAACTCCCCAACTCCCGTGTTATTGTCTGAGTGTTCCCGATACACGTTCATTACAATTTCTTTCAGTGAATAATCATCATTTAACACAGTCTGGAACTCAATCTCCGCATCGAATACATTCGCCACGGAAAATAAACGGGACAGTACCGTTGCCTCACCTGTCCATTCGTTTGAAATCCGCTTATCTGACACTTCATTGATCCCGATCCGCACGGTACGTTCCGGATCAAAGGCAGTTACATATTCCTCAAAGCTCATTGCGCTTTCAGATTTGTATGCCCCAACATTCTCGTTGATCAATTCGAAGCTTAAAGACCATGCTGTCGCAGTAACTGTAAATTCATCCTTTTCCACATGTACGATATTCAGATAGTAGTCTTTTCCGTTATATACAAAGGCTACTTTATTCCCTTCTACGATATACGCCGCATCCTCGTGTTTGGAACTTACCGTAAATGCGTATGTATTCGCTGCCCCCTGCAGATATTCATGGAGCTCATCGTTCCAATAATGCATAGAGTTTCGATGGGTGTTATCCAAAAATGCAAGCACCCTGTCATGTGGATTCAGTATGGCAATTCTGATTTCATTCATTATAAATATGCCTCCCTTATTTTGGCTTTAATCGTTGGTGGAGGACTGCTAAATGCCGAGTAGGAGAACTGGATCTCCGTCTCTCCCGGCGGTACCAGAAAATGCTTACTTCCTCGGATTTCATCTTCCATCCGCTTCATCCCGTTTACATAAACCGCTGTATCATTTCCATCAATATAGACCACATCTCCGGACTTATACCGGTTCGGCACATCTCTGTATTTTTCCACGTTATCCTTGCGGAACCAGATACTTTTTAAATAATTGTGCGTAACCAGCTGATTTCCAAGATCTCTACTTCCCCACTGCCCGATCCAGACCTGTATCTTCTCACACGCCATGTCTTTAATCTCCGGGATAGTAAAGTAATAATATTGTCCGTACCAAAAGATCCGTAGCCTGTCACCCTCTTTTAAAAAATCATTATGGCCGCCACCCATCTTTAAATTAAACGGGTTTCCCTCATAAGCTGTCGGCTGGAAATCCAGTGTCTTGATCTTCTTGTTTTGTGGTGCGAACCAGTCCACATGCGCCGTATTACCAACCGTATCACTCTTGTTAATAGACATAGAGCAGATCACTTCATTTTTCCCTGTAAGAAACGCAATAGTCTGTGCTCCCGTCTGTCCCATCAATCCAGTCTCGAACCAGTGCTGCGTGTAACAGTAAAAGTTCTTCGCTCCACGTCTGCCCTCGCTGTCAACCGGGATAGTAAGTGTTCTCATTCCGCCGTTCCAGTACCCGGATGTTGCCTGTCCACCTTTTAGCGCCATCACATTGTATCCAGCAACATTCCGCACTTCCAGCGTTCCTTGTGTGGTATTCTCCGGATTTTGATGAGAAGTACCGTGATCGTCTTGAAACAGGCTATACCCCTCTGACAGTATCTCTGACGCCTTATAGTCTTCGCCGTCTGCTTCTTCGATCTTGCCGAGTTGTATTGCACCGTATTTACTGGCAATCCCAATAAATCCATTTTCATGGTTGTGAGTGATATCGTAGCTTACCGGAACGGATTCTGTACCACCATTTACAATAGTAAGCGTCTGATATCCGCTTTCCTGATGGGCAGTAAACGATTTTTCCGCTGCTGAATATTTCCGTGGATCACAACAATAAAAAGTAAATTCGCTTTTTACGTTCAATCTGCCTGGCTCCACATCTCCTACACTTGATTTCGTCCCGATAAAATATTTATCCGGTTCATCTGCAAAAATCAGCTTTGCCTGTTCCTTATTTAAGATTCCAGAGAGTTTGTTGAATTTTTCCTGAAACTCTCTAGGAGATGTGCAAAGCAACTGGTATCCAACTGTAATACTTCTGGTTGTATCTCGCTTTCCCGTATACTCGGACCCATCCACAAGATCAATTTCTCTCTCCGAAATTTCCGATCCCAAAAGCTCACGACCGGTCACGTACAGAGTTCTGTATCCATCAATCAAATTTTCAATATATGTCCCATCAATCTGCAGAGCCTCACTCGGCAGGGAACTCTTGCTCCCCGCCTTATTTGTATCCACAAACTCATACATGGCTTCTTTCTCCTTTCAGTCTCATCTTCATGCTCTCTCGGCTTTCCAGCTCTTTCTGTGTAAATTCTGCCGTAACACGCGCTGCTTCTCTGCCGTTATATTCAACCGGCACGACGATTGTGTATGTAGTATTCCGGTTATAGGAATAATCACCGGAAAGTTCAGAATCCAAAGCACCTGAAGCTCGCATTCTCATATCTGTGGATAATGTTGGGATCTCCACAATGTTCTGCGTAGCTTCTGCAACCTTTCTGGACATCGACTCAATTCCAAGTGCAAATCCCTCTCCTACATAGACACCCAGCCCGGCAAATACTCTTGAAGGACTGTGAATTTTCGCTTTTGCCCTGACTGCCGCATCTGCAGCCGCAGCCATTTGCGCTGCAACTGATCTGATATATCCTAATGTTGACGACATACCATTCGCAAAACCTATTCCTATGTTGTATCCGCTACTATAGGCGCCACTTGCCCCGGAAGCCAAGGATGATAATACTGCAGATACCGTTCTGATTGCAATCGCCTGCGTTGGCTGCAATCCACTCTGAACACCCTCTTTTGCGCTATCTCCGAGCTTCTGTCCGGAGCTTCTTGCTTTTCCTGCGCCGGAATCAAATGCGCTGACAATGGACTTCACCGCACTTTTCGCTTTATTTCCAAGAGCATCCAGCCCATCATTCACAATGCTTACAGAATCTTTCATACTCTCGATAGATTTCTGCGCTGTTTTCGCATTCTTTGCAATTGACTTCATGCTGGAATTTACCGCCAATAACGCTGCTGCCATTGCAAGCACTCCAACACACGCTGCTGCGATTGCAACTCCGAACGCAGCCACTCCAACCGTAACACCAAGCACCGCCACTCCTACTGCCAGTAATCCCACTGCAAGAGCAGCGCATCCTACTCCTGCCACAATCGTACCAGCTCCAAACACAGTCATTGCAGCACCTAATGCTCCGATTGCCACAGATGCCTGCAGTCCATACTCAGCGACAATTGGCAGAACACTTGCAACCAAAGCCAATCCTGCGCTCGCAAGCAGAACAGCTGCTCCTACAAGGACTGCTGCCGCTCCAAATGCGATCAGTCCAACAGCTCCTGCGGTTAAAACGGGTGCTACTGCTGCCGCTACGACCATTAATCCACCAATTGCTACGATCAGGCCAAACATGACTCCAATAGCAAGCGGTCCCGCATTCGCCAATGAAATTGCAGATACGGTCAATACCGCAATTCCAGCCGCTGCCAAAACAACAGCTGCTCCAAGCGCTACAAAACCGACTGCACCGGCTGTTAAAGTCGGAGCTACCATTTTTGCCACGATCAAAAGACCTGCGATTGCAGCTACCATTCCAACTAAAACGCCTATTGCTAAAGGACCTGCTTCTGAAACTCTAATTGCCGCATCTGACAGCACCCAAAATGCAGCACTTATCAGCAAAATACTTCCTCCAAGCGCTAACATTGCAGTAGACATAGCAGTAAGTTTCTTTGTGCCGCCAGACATTGTGGAAAGCATTTTCATCATTCCCATACTCAGCCCAATTAAAGCGCCTACCATTCCGACTAAAACAGCAACGGCCAATGGCC